CACGATGGCGGCGACCTCGTTCATGTCGGTCGGCTGCCGCTGCGCCATGTCCCACACGACGTTGTACGACACGCCGATCCCGTCGATGTCGATGTCGCTCTTGTTTGCCCCTGACAGTGCGCTGCCCCCGTCGTTCAGCCCAAGTTCGATCTGGTGGTCGCTGAACTTGGACACGATCGGGTAGTGATCTGCAGTGCCGCCCCCGCCGGTGATGTTGACGTAGTCACCGTCGGTCCATGTGTAGTCGGCGAAGTTCCCGCCCGCAGCATCGCCGAGGTAACCACCCACGCCTTCGCTTTCGTCGTAGTCCTGGTCGTCAACCGAGATCCATGTGTGGTTGAACATGATCCTGAACCCGCCGGGGTTCCTGCCTGCAACCGTGTAGTCGGTGACCAGGTCGTCATTGCCGGCGGCGCGCGGCTGGATCGTCGAATACGTGCCCTCGCCCGAGTCGTACTTCCAGTACCCCTTGGTGTGCAGGGCATCGCTCTCGTTGGTCTTGTGGTACGACTCGTTGGTTGCCGGTGTGCGAGCCGTCATGACGCTGTAGTTGTCATGGTGGGCGTCAATGTCGTACTGGGTGCTGGCCTTGCCCTTCGCATCCACCGTGGTGTTCAGAACGAATGTGAAGTCCTTGATCGTTGCCAGTCGCAACTGGTCGGGCGTCGGCGTGTTCAGGTTGAGGTAGGTCTGGGCCTCGGTCGAGATCACCTGGTTGATGACTGTTCCGGCCTCGTCGGTGATGATGAACGTGGCTGTGCCGCTCACCTGCCCGTAGATGATCAGGTACTTTTCGTCGCCGTCACGCACGATCGGGTGCATGCGGTAGGTGCCGCCGAGCGTCAGTTCGGTCACGGTCTTGACGTACACTGACCCGGGCCTCTTCATTGCGCCTTCGACAACGCTGAACTTCACGTTGTCCGCGACCTCCACCTGGTTCGGGTGTCGCAGGTGCGGCGCCTGTTTCGAGATGCCGCCGTAGATCGACGGAATGCGAATCGTTGCTTCAGGCATCAGGGATTCCAACTCACGCCGGTGCTTCGTGCCAGTGCGGCGTTACGCACGCCCCTGACTCGTTGTGCATCGGAGGTGTCGAAGATGTTGACGCGCCGGTATTCCATGTCTTCTGCTTCGAACGCGGTCTTGGCCGTGAGCAGCTGGTCGCGCGCGAAACTGTCGTCCTTCTCGCCTCGCTTCTCCGCACGCTGAAACTCGACTGCTGCCGCGGCGACGATGTAGTCGCGCATGGCGTCGGTCATCTCGTCCAGCGTGAGCTCGATGACCACGTCGAGGACCATGTCGCTGTCGAAGGTGTAGTCGTTGTCCTTGAGGTCGAACACCTTGTCATTGCGTTTGGTGACCCGGCCTCGCCAGTGGGAGCTCGCCATCACGGGTGTGATCTTGAGGACGTTGGATGCGAGATCGATTTCGCTGTCGCCGGAGTCGGGTGTGTAGCTCTGCTCCTTGAGCGTGTTCTGTCCCCAGCCCCGCATCTGGATGAGCTCGAGGTGTTCGTCGAGGATGGTTTCGGCGCGGGCACGCAGCGAGGTTCCGCCGGTGTCCAGCGCCGTGGCCGGTGGTTCGCCGAGGATCCGCAGCATCTTGTTGACGGCGTCGAGCGTGGCGGACGTGCCGGAACCCTGCGAGATGAAGTTGAAGAAGTAGACGACCGTGTTGTAGACCGCTTCAACCCACCACTCGTAGGTCAGGCCGCTGGCCGGGTCCGGGTCGATGGTGTAGGTGTAGATGCCGGTCGACTGCGCCGTCATGGCGGTGTCGTCGGCGACCACCGTGGCATTGGTGTCGGTGCGGCGCACGCCATAGGTGGCGGTGGATTCAGACAGTGTTGGCGCGGCGTCGAGGTCAGTGAGTACGCCGTCAACCTTGTGTTCAAACGTCAGCGTGGTGGTGCTCATGTGCCTGATCCTCTGACTGCGGTGGCGTTCACGGTGATGTCACGGCCCTGCCGGTCGGGGATGATGGTGGCCTTGTCGGTCGCCGCCATGGTGAAGATGCCCGGGTCGGACACAAGCGTGATGGTCTTGCTCGCGCCGGTGTAGTCCTTGATAACCCCGAGCGCCTTCTGCACTGCGGTGGACACATCCTCGATGATGATGGTGCATCCGTTGTAGGCGTCGTCGTCGGCGGATCCGGCGGTGAGTGTGAACGAGGTTTGTGATGCCAGCGTGGCGATGGTGGTCTTGAGTATCGTTCCGCCCGCTTCGATGTCGTCGATGTTGGCGTTCATCGCATCGAGGTCCAGCCCGCCGGCATCGGAGATGGGCAGACCGCCGCCGGCATCGGCTGCGGCTGCGGGCAGGGCTGTGCCGGTGAGTCCTCGCGTGGCACTGTAGTTGTCGCACGCGGATTCCAGGTTGTCGGCTGCGGTGGTGTCCTCGGATACGGCCTTCACGTTCACGTCCATGTAGCCGGTATCCTTGACGGCGTACAGCGAATCCCACGCCGCCTCGGCCATGACGTTGTATTCGTGTCGCACGGGCAGAGCGCCCGATTCGTGGACAATCAGGACGAGTTGGCCCTCGGTGTTGGTATCGGTGGCGTTGAGTTCGCAGTTGTAGTAGCCGTCGTCATCGAACTCGGCAGGCGTATCGTCGCTCTTTTGTGCGAGGTCTTGCCCGTTCTTTGACAGTTTGATGTCCGCCTGCGATAGCGTCAGGCCGTCCTCGGTCGTATTCCCGTCCGTTGAGTCAACGAATGGGCCGATTAGCACATCAACGACGGTGTTTGCTTTCAGGTCCATCAGTTACCTCGCGCCGATGTTCTTGGTGTAGTGGTGCGACATGACGGGGACAGCACCCGCCACCGCATAGTCCACGGTGATCTTGACGTAATCGACCATGTACGTTCCGGGCGACCCCGCCGTGTTGTAGAAGTCGAAGATGAACCCGAAGTTTGAGTTCGTGACCTGTGCGATGCTGTACATGGCATCAGGAGCCAGGTCGTATTCGTACACCACGTCGCTGGTCGTCCACGTATCGCCGCTGGCCTTGTTCGTCGCATTTTTGGTTGCGGCTGCCTGAGCGTTTGAACTGGCGTCACTGCAAAAGTGAACGAAGTAGTCCATCGACCCGGTGGGGCCGGAAGCATTCAGCTTCCGCTCCATGTACATCTTGATCGAGTTGATGCCGGTTGCGCCGGTGAGGGCAAACCCGAAGTTGTACCCTCGAAGTGCCCTCGACTTTTGGCCGACGTTCAGGTTGCCCTGTGCATACGACCCGTCGTCGGCTTCAACCTCAGTCGGCCCGACAGCCCATGCGGTCCAGCCGTGCCAGCCGTTGTAGAACGCCGTCGTACCGGGATATTGTGTTTCCGGGCTGGCCATGATTAATCCAATGCGTCAATCGCGTCGGCCATTGCGGTGAGTTTGGCCTGCAACGCCGCTGTTGCCCAGCTGGCGAACACCGAGTCCACCACCTGGCTCACCTTGCCGCCGGCGTTGCGTTGCAGGTTCAGCGTGACCCACGCATCGCCGCCGAACAGGTTGGCGATCTCATCCATCGCGTCGTCCATGAGCGCCCCGACGGTGCCGATGGCGGCCCCCAGTGTGGGCAGGTCCACGGTGGTTTCCTCTGGCAGCCGGGCGACGACCAGCGGGTCGGCCATAGCGGTCGTGCCGATACTGCGATTGGCGATAATGAAGTTCGTCACATCACGCAACTGCATCGCGGTGACGTTGCCGGTGGACATGACGTTCACGGATGACCGACACATGCCGACGATGCTGTCAGCCTGCTGCCGGAACGCGACGATCTTTTCGGATGTGGTTGGTGTGACCATGGGTGTGTCCTATTCGTTGATGATCTGGTATTCGGCCACATCACCAACGTTGAGGCCCGTGACGTAGACCTTGGATGCGTCGTCGATCTCGATCTCGAAGCCTGCGTAGTTGGTGTCCAGCAGCGTGCGCCCGCCGGACGCGTTGTCGTTGACGGAGTCGATACCGATGATCAGTGCTCCATCGTTGGTGGCCCCGATGGTGTGGTCCGCGGTCGGCGCGCCGAACCACACGGCCACGCAGGGCGTCTTGACGGCGGTGAGTTGCACGGTGGTGTCGCTAACGGCGAGCTCGCCCTGCGCGCTCACGAATCTGCGTGATCTTTCAGACATGGTTAGAGCTCCGCGTCACCGATGATCTGGTACTGGACCGAGTCACCGGCGTTGACTGCTGAACAGTAGATTTTGTTGGCGTCGTCGATGGGGATCTCGACGGCGAGGTTCGTGCTAACGCCGACGTGCCTGCCTCCGGAGCGGTTTGCCGCCTCGGTGGTGCCGATCCCGACAATCACGTCATCGTTGGCGGTGTTCACCTCACTGGTGTGATGGGCGAACGACACGAAGAATCGCACGCTGGTACACGGGGTGGATGCGGAAACAAGCTGTACGTTTCCATCACCGACGATGCGCTCACCTTGGGAGATGATGGTTTGTCTTGAGCGTTCAGCCATGGTTATGGTCCTGCCGGTAGGGTGGGAACGAAACTCTTGAGTAGCATCTCGGCGACCTCGGGTGCGATGTCAGCCGCCTTGATCCACACTTCGGCTTGCGCTTGCGTCATGCCCTTGGTGCCCTCGATCGTGTTGGCGACCTGCTCGTTGAATGCGGCGATCGGATCGCTGACGTTGAACTGGAAGTCGGCGATCTTGAGCATGGGCTGGCCCGGCTCGGGTTGCGGGGTGAACTCCACCCCTGTCATCGAGCCGTCACGGGGACTCCAGACGGTGGCCACACCCGCCGATTGATTGAACGTAACAATAGCGCCCACACCTGGGGTGGTATACCACGCACCCCCCTCGTCCTGCATCCCCTGCGTGATAGGGAGAGTCCCGCTGGTAGCGGAGATCTTCCCCTCTCCGTCCATGTGGGCGGTGTGCCCGGCTTGGTTGTGCAGTCGCCCTGCGTCGATGGTGGACGAGCCGCGGCCGCCGGTGTCACAGCCGGCAATGGCGAACGCGAGGTACAGCGACAATGCAAGTACGCCGATCAGGATGAGCATCTGTTTCAAGGTTTGGTCGATAGCCATGGGTGTTATCCTTTGCGTTTGACCCACGAACGTCCGCCGGTGTACAGGCCGGCGAGTCCGAGGATCGAGATGGTGACCTCCGTGGGTGCATCGGTGAACAGTTCAAGTGCCGTCACGCCGAGTACTGACAGTATGTTGAACAGGAACTCTGTCGATTTGATTCCGGGCTTCATGGGATTACTCCGATTGTTTAAGGAGGATCATCAGGATGGCGATGCTGCCCGGCACCGCTCCGGCGAGCGCCCCCCACAGCCCGGCCTTTACCTTGAGGATCGTGATGTCGCCTCGCAGTTCGTTGATTTCTCTGGATATTCTATCCAGCTTGGCTTCGTGCCGCTGTAATGTGTCTAGCACCAGTCGCTGATCTCGGATGTACTCGCCGTTACCCCTCGGTGCTTCTGAAATACCGTCAGTCATGGTGCTGGCCCCGTAAAAAGAATGACTGCCCCGTAGGAATCTTGCCTATAAATACCGCTGTGCGGCTTGTCGGCTTCGATAATCATGGAGTCGCCAGTTTTCAGGGCCAGCTTCTCTCCGTCGCCCATCTCAACGTCAACGTGGCCCGAGAGCAGGCATGTGATCTCCCGCCACGGGTGGCTGTGCTGCTCAATGACGGTGCCCTCGGCGCAGTAAAACACTCTGATGTGGCCGGGGCATTTCCATGACAGTTCATATGCGTCGATATGCCCTGTTTTCGGGCCCGCCTTGATTTGGACGACGGTGGGATTCCCATTGATTGCCTTCTGCGCCTGTTTCAGGAGCTTGAGTGTCTGCTCGGTCGACGTGTCAGGCGTGATGGGCATGGGCCAAAGCCTCGGTTAAAACCCCTCACCACGTTTCCGCAATGAGGGATTGGAGCATGACATCGAATCAGCGTTCCTGGATGACTTCGACCCAGTCGACGAACGAGTTCACCTGGGCCACACCTTCGTGTGCCTTGGCGCCCATGACAACGTGCATCTCTTCAAGACCGGAGATGGTGATGTCGATCGCGTCGGCCATCTTGCCATCCACGATCGGAACGATCTTGCCGGTCGTGCCGTCGTTGGGATGGTAGAAGAACTCGATGGTGTGGTCGGACGCTTCGGTGAAGTCGCCGACGAACGACGTGGTGTCGATCGTCTGGGTCGCAGCGTTCGACACGGTGACGATCCAGTCGTCGTCTTCCGTGGTGCCTTCGGGCTTCAGGAACAGACAGCCGTCGAAGGTGGTGACAACCGTACCGCCGCCGTCGACGATGGTGTCGGCAGCGGCCACGCTGGACAGACCGGCGCAGAAGCTGGACACGCCCGTCGTCGAGGTCGACGCGACGTTGCACTTCAGGGCGAAGTACACATGCCGGGTGGTGTCGAAGATGAAGTCCTCGCCGATACTCGAGGCGTAGACCTCGTTGTTGTCGCTGTTGCCGGTGACGAGGGATGCCCATCCGCCGAGCGCATCACGGTTGACCGCCGTGCCTGCGCCGGTTCCGGCCAGCGCCCACGATGCACCGGCATCCCAGTTGTGGAAGTCGTCCCAGAACCGGATGTAACTCTGGGGATTGAGGATCGCACGCTCGCGCATCAGGTCAACTTTGTGCTCGCCGAGGATGCGATTGCCTTGATTGGCATTAGCCATTGGTATGGCCTCCGTAATTGATTGTCAGAAAAACAGGGTCCGGTAGACACTGCCCACCGGACCCTGTGTACCAAAAGGATACACCCGCCGGTGGCGAGGTTGCCTTTCACAGTGGGTCAGGCAGAGTCAACGTGAATCACGCCCGCGCAGTACGGGCCGAGCACGCCGGCGCCCACCATCATCTGTCCCTTGGTGAACCACGTATTACGCCGCTCGTCGAATCCCATGTACGAGTAGATGGGACCGAGTTCGGGGTTGGACGCGGCAACGTAGCCGATGGCCGAGTTGCCTTCGTCCGCACCGCAGAGCGCGAGCGCAACGGGTTGACCTTCATCGGACCCGGCGGCAGTGAAGTCCTGCCGATACTTCGTCGGGCCGGTCTGAACGTCGGTCGAGGGCAGCAGGTTCGTCGGCGGAAGGATGTCGAATCCCTGAACGTGGCCGATGATGCGGCGGTTCAGGTCGTTCGAACGCTGCGCCGAGTACGCCTGGTCGAAGATGGTCAGATCCATGCCGAGCACGCGCCGCAGGTACGGGGTGATCATGAGGAACCGGCCAGCTTCGGGAACATTGTCGACGTCCATCGCATACGCGAGGGCGCCGATGTCGTTGATCATGTTCTGGGCGCCGGTCGTGGTCACCGGCCACGCAGCGGCCTCGGTCGCGGCCACGCGCTCGACGGCGTTGCCGCCGTTGTGCATCGTGATCGTTCCCTTGGTGCTGGCGGCGGTGTACGCGGCCTTCAGCCCGGTGATGATCAGTTTCTTCTCGAAGTCGGTGGCAAGCTTGCGACCGATCTTGCGAGCAGCGGGACGGAGGATGTCGAAGTGAGCCAGCTGGATCTGGTCGACGGGCAGATCGTAGTGACCTACGAGGATGCCGTCGATGGTGATCGAGCCTTCGTCGACCTCGAGGGTCTGACCGAGCAACTCGGTGCCCGGCGTGTGGTACTCGGGGTCGCCGTCTTCCAGCGACATCTGGATGAACTGTTCGGACTTCCCGCTGGTGACGATCTTGGATGACACGACAGCGCCGTCGAGGGATTCGGATCCCACGCCTTCGGGGCCGACGGTGTTCCACAGGAATGTCTTGTCGTGAAACGCCTCGGCGATCCAGCCCGAGAACATCTCGAGGGCGAGTTCGTCATCCACGCCGTTCTTGGCGAGGAATCTTTGTGCGTCAGATGCGGCCATGTGAATGACCTCCTACAAATGAAGCGATAGTGAAACCAGTAGCACAATGCTTCGGCTGCTACGTTCCAGTTATCCGCGTCTTTCGTGGGCCTTGGAGGTTATCCACTGGCTGCGGGCTGAGATGTCGAGCCCGGGATGCGATGGCAGGTGCGGTACGAATTCGGCCTTACCATTTCGCTGCCCGTAAAACTCCGACCGGGCGTTAACCCAGTCAGAGTAAGTGTAGCATCACGATTGCTTGCCGGCGACCTCCGTGGCCTGATCGATGGCCATGATTTTCTGAACCACCTCCTCTCGCCACGCCTTGTTGCGCCGGTCGCCGGTCGGCACAGGCTCGCCGTGGCCTGCCAGCAAGCCGGCCAGTTCACTGGTCGACATGTTGTGGTAGGGGGAGTCTTCGACGTCCAGTGGAGGGGCGGGCGGTTCACCGGGTTGGACACTCTGTTGGTCAACTGGGCCTGTTAGGGTGTTATCAATGTCCTCGCCGGTGAGTTCCGCCAGCTTCCTGCGCAGTTCGATGTTCTCGGCTGCGATCTCGCCCACGTCGCGGGGTTTGGCCATCGGGTTGGCCGAGTTCAGCGCCGCATCGAGCGACAGTCGGGTGCCGTCGTCGCCCAATGCCTCGACTTCCTCGGTGTGCCACTTTTCGCCGGTCAGGCGGGACACCAGCGAGCATTGCGTGTACTCGGTGAAGTGGGCCTGCGGCACATTGGGGTTTTCCGACCGTCGTGCGGTGGTAAACGCCGCATTGGACTGAAGTGCGTCGAGTTGCTCTGTCTGTTCGGGTGTGAATTGAATCATGGGTGTTCCTTAGAGTATCGGGTTGCCTTTGCGTGCCGCACGGTGGCTCCGCAGCCGCTCCTGTGCCGCGGCATCGCCCTTTGCGGCGTCATTGATGGTCTTCTTGTACTCCGCAACGTCGGCAATATAGCCGGATCCGCCGGTTGACGGCGTTCGGTCGCCCTCGGCCAGCGGCTGGACGTTGCCCGCCTCAACCGCCTGGGCGTGAAATGCCTGAAGGTCACGCATGGCGCCCTTGTAGGACGATTCCCTGCTGAGCCGCTCGTTGAGGTCGGCGAACTCTTCCGCCGGCACGGTGACCGAGGCGCTCTGGAGCAGGACGTTGAGCTGCTGCTCGCCGCCGACCATGGCAACGGCGTCGGCCTTGATGTGTGCCTGCCTCTGGGCCTCGGTCTGACGCTTCATGGCGATGCCGTCGATCACCGCATCGACCACGTTCTTGCCGTATGCGGCGTTGACGCTGGCAATACGGGCGTAGGTCTGCTCGGTGAGTTGGTTGTTGTTGTCGTTCCACTCCTGAGCGATCGCTTCGGGCGTGGAGCCGATGGCGGTGAGCACCTGCTCGATGGTGGCATCACCCTCGACGACCTGCGGGGTGATTGAAAGAGCCTGCCCGCTGTCCGGTTGGGTCGGGGAGGCCTCATCCGGTTTAGCAACGGGCGGCTGGGCCGGTTCTGGCGGTGGATCCGCCGGTTTTACAGCGTTCATGCGGCTCTGGATGCGTTCCATGGCCTTGTACTGCACGACTGCCTCGTCGATGGTGCGTGCCTGCCCGTCGATACCCACGATGTCACGGGTGTCGGGGACCGGCATTCCCACGGCGAGGGCAATGTTGCGGAATCCTGTTTCGAAGGACGCCTGATTGTCGAACTTGCCGACAATCTTGTCTTGTACGTCACCTTCAGGCATGGGTGTACCCTTTCAGTTCAGAGGTTGTCGTGGCGGACGGTGTCGTCAGCTAGATCGCTGTCCGTGTTGGTGTTCGACAGCCGATACAGGACGGTTTTGAGTTTGTCGAGTCCGCCGCCCCGGCCAAGCGCCATGACATCTTCGAGATCTGCCAGTAGCGCCGCTTTGGTGGCGTACACAGGGTATAGGGTGGTGTCGGTCAGTGCTGTGTTGGTTTGGGCCATCAGGCCGCTCCTTGTTCTTGTGTTGCCTGAGTTTCTGTGATGTTGCCTATGACGTCAATGCCCTTGGCTGTCGCTTCCTGTGCCATCGCAGCCTGTTCAGCGGCGACCGCTTCCTGATCCATCTGTTCCTTACTCTTGATCAGGCCGCGTTCGGAGATGTTGTAGACCCGCACGAGGATGTCGGTGAACACGTTCCAGTCGATCTTGGCTGCGACCTGCGGCGGCAGTTGGGTGATGATCTGGGCGAAGGTGAGCATGTCGTTCGCCTTCGACTGGCTTGATAGTGCGGCCAGGCCCGTCTTGGCGTTCATCTCCACCGCCCCGTCCTGCACCGGCAGGATCAGCTGGTCACGCTGAAGCTGCCACATCAGGCGTCTGAGCATGGGGATCTGCTGTTCGTCAGCGATCGGGGCATACACGCCGCCCAGTGCGCCGTCGAGTTCCTGTGCCACCCTCTGCACCTGCATGGCGGTGACCCGCTCGCCGGTCGGGGTGATCTCCGACTCGATCAGCATGGCCTTGGACAGGTCCGAATGCACCGCTGTGTGTGCGGCACCCACGACCTGGAAGCTTTGTGCGTTGTTGGCCTGCAAGATCGCCGCATCCTGCACGGCGCCGCCCGAGACACGGGCCTGAATCACCTCGCCCGATGGCTTGGCGAAGTCCACGTCACGAATGTTCGACGAGTAGTCCTTGGCCCACAGGATCTTGGAGTGAACGGCGGCGAAGTCGAGGATCCGCAGCGACAGTTCGTTGAGGCTGCGTGCGTCACCCAGGTTGAGCTCGATGAATCCCCGCCCGTAATGCTCTTCAGGTGCCAGTTCGAATGCCGTGCTGAAGAACGGGCTCACCGGCTCGGTCGACTCGGCGATGATGTTGTCGTTGACTTCCTGCTCGATCAACCACATCTTCGACAGTGGCTGCCACTGGCACCGGGTGTAGATGTCGACGACCCGCTTGCCCGGATCGGTGTTCGGATCCGTCTGTTCGGGCTCGAGGCCGGCACGATCGAGCATTTCGGTGGTCATGGACAGCGAATCGAGCTTCTGGCGGGTGATGTGGTAGAGCACTTCGCCGGGACTGTTGCGCCGGGTGACGTACATGTCACGGCGGAACTGCTTGAGCCGGTAATCGGAGGTCATCATCTCCAGCGAGTCGCCGGTGGCGAGGATCTGGTCCAGCACGGCACGCTTGTGTGTCCTGAACCCGGTTCCCCTGCGTCCCCGGCGTGTGAGTCTGGACGTCGAGTCCAGCTTGGAGTTGGCGACCACCTCGTCCAGCCACAGTTTCTGCTTGCCGGCCTGAATGGCGGTGGCCTCGGTGTTCGGGTTGAACTCGAACTCGGGTGCGAGCTCCAGACTGAACCAGCTGAAGCCTGCGGGGTACAGCGCCATGAGCATCTTGCCCGATAGGTTGGCAAGTCCCCGGCTGCACAGCGACTGGTACTTCTCGGGCAGCCGCTCGTTCGCCTTCTGGCCCGATGGCGGCAGAATGTTGGGCTTGGACAGCGAGGCGCAGAGCGAGGCGGTTTCCAGAATCTCCCGTCGTTCGGTGTGATCCTGGTCGAACTGTGCCTTGAGGGTAGGTTTATCTGGCATGTTACACCGGGATGCTTAGTCCTGTTTCGGAGGGCAGGGGCGATCGTGATGCGGTGTTGCCCAAGGCGACGGCGGTCCCCGGCTCGATGCGGAAGCTGCTCTGCCTCGCACGCTGCTTGATGCTGCGTGCCTGCTGCCGCCGCAGGTCGTTGTCGTCGTCAGGGTTTGGCGCCGGCGGCAGTTGCAGCGGAGGTGCGTCCGGTATGTCCGGTCCCATCGCTTGACTCCTTGGTTTGTCTGTCCCAGTAGAATAGCAGGTCGTTGACGAACCCGCGCACGGCGGCGACCGCGGCGAGCTGCGTTCGGATCTCGGGATCGTTGACGTCCATCCCCGGTGTGACTTCAGCGCTTGGCGTGTGCTTGTCCAATTGCTTTAGCAACTGGCTCGTACCACTCGGCATGACGTCGTGGTCGAATTGAGGCATGCGGGTATCCCTTTTGTTCAAGCCAGCGGTACAGGCCGGCAGGACTTATAACATTCTTAGGGACATCATGCCCTGCGTCAACCAGAATCTGTCGAGTCACGCACAGGCAGTCCCGCGAACGGGTATTGCCGCGCGTCAGTGTCTTATACAGGGTGGGCCACACCTTTTTGGCTCGCGCACCGCCGTACTGGTCAAGGGTTACAGGCTTTCCGTGTACCAGAAATGCGTCAACCAGCGTGGGGTGGAACTGCATGTACGCCTCGTGTGCGTAGTACAGGTCGCCCTTGAGCGAGACGTCCAGCACGATCTCCATGTCGCTGATCGAGCAGTGCACGAGCTTCGACCGGGAGAGTCTGCAGATCAGGAACCCCAGAAACTGCTGCATCGCCGCCCGGGGCCGACGCCTCATCGCCCGGATGTGCCGGAACCGGAATCTGCGTTTGCGAACTCGAGGTCTGGCGATGAACAGGACGAGCAGTGTCATATCAATGGAAGAAGTAGGGCGAGTCGAGTACCTGCGTGATGTCGAAGTCGCCCCTGGCCGGCGGATTGGGCAGGTCGACCTGCGGGTAGAGCTGCGACCACTCCCGGTGCTGGGCGCTGGCCAGGTCCGTCGAGTGCAGCTCAACGAACTTCTGTCTCAGGATCCCGGCGAGGCGGGGCAGGTCGCAGGCGTGACACCAGAAGCAGTCATGCACACCGGCGAATGTTATGTTCTGCTTTGCACACTCGATGGCGGTCATCATCATATGTGACGCATCTAAGGAATGGATCCAGTTAGGTGCGATGCCGTTGGAATGTTCATTAGATCGGGGCGGCGGCTGATGGCCGTGCAACCTGCGAAGTCTTGCGGTGATGGTGGCCGTCTCGTACCAGTCCCCCCGTGCTTCATAAGGCTGCAGTGCGATCATGCCCATGGGTGTGGTCCACTGGATGTACGCCTTGGCCTTGCCTGCGACCAGCCGGGCACACCGCTGGAGCCAGTCCATGCACAGGTTAGCCGACGTGAACACCTCATCGATCGATTCCATGACAACCTTGGCGAGGTAGTACGATCCATGTCGCAGCGATTCCCGATCGGTGACACCCGCGGCTTCCAGTTCCGCCCGGATCTGCCGGTTGGCCCCGATGAACGTCACGCCGTACACGGTGGTCATGACCGGGCGCTTAACGACCTGCCTCGTAACAAAGCCTGTAGCGGCACGCGCACCGGGATGCCCATCACCTGCATCAATCTCACATTGAACAGCAACCTTTTCGGCAATGTGCGAGTATAGGTCAGATGGCGCATCGCTCGGGGTAAGATTGACCCAACCTGCTGATGTACTGTCACGTAGAATAGCGGCGTAATGTTGAAGCCCATTACAGGTGCCGTCCACCTGAACCGGCAGACATGAATCCGAGTCAGGGGTGGCGTCGTGTACCTCCATGCAGGCAGCGAGGAACTGGAACGGCTTGTCGGCCTGATGCCACCAGTCGAAGTCGACGGGTCGTGCCGCCGTCTCACGAATCGCTTCGATGTTCTCGCCGAACCATAGGACTCTCTCATCATAAGTCGCCTTGTCATACCCAAACATGTTGGCGGTGTGAATCTTAAGTTGACGCAGCCCCTCGTCGCCCAATGGCCTGGCCTCGGCGAACTGGAGCAGCCCCCGTGCGTGGTCGTTGCCCTGATGGTTCAGGTGCAGGGGCACGGGGTACATGCGTGACCGAAAGTCCAACTGATGCGGGAACCAGATCCGTTCCGCATCCACCAGTTGGTTGGCGATGTCGAGCTTGGACAGCAGGGCCAGCCTCGCCGTACCCTCGGCCTTGTTACGTTTGAATATGCGTGCCGCTTCGAACTTCCACTTCTTAAGTTCGTCGACACCGTCGGGTTGGGGCGGGAACGGCAGGTCGTCGGCACGGGGCACGCCGGCGGCGCCACCGCCCGTGTCCCAGATCCTGCGCATCACCGTCCATACGTCGTGGTTGACCCGCCATGGCGTGGCGTTCACCGCATTGAGCGCGTCGTGGATCCTGTCGAGGCTGGCATCCGACATCGCATCGGTCTGCCTGGGGTTGGACCGGGTGATGAATGGTGTGCGGATGGACGTGTAGCCGCCCTCGGCGTCCGCCGACCACGGGTAGGGCTTGACCACCATGGGATAGTAGCGTGGCCGCAGGTACTGGCGGTACTCATGGCCCTTGTTGATGGCGTTCGTGATCCGGTCGTCGAGGTGGAGGTACGCCTTGCTCCTCTTGTTCTTGCGGTCGACGGTGTGGTGGAAAGCGAGGACAAACTCATCGTTGTCGTAGTCCACGGCGCTGGCGCACCCGATGAGCAGCCACAGCAGGCAGTTGCCGACGAGCATGGTGACCTTGCGTGACACGATCGGATCGTCGAGCTCCTGCTTGGCCCACCAGTTGACCTTGGTGGCGTTGAGGTTGCGCACCCGTAGCGTGAGTTGGGCCAGCGGTTTCTCGTCGTACTTCTTGCCGACGCCCTTGTCGTGCAGCAGGTCGTAGTTCGCCTCGGCGATGATGGCACGACCCACTGCGTACGCCACCTTCTTGAACTCGCAGTCATCCTCAAGGCACATGGACAGGGTTTCGTGGATGGTGGCGAGTGCGATGCGTGCCGACGGCAGCAGTGCCAGGAGCGGGCCATAGATGGATCGGTGCAACCTGTCGCCGAACTGGTTCTTGGCGTACAGTCGCTTCTCGTTGGCGATGGCCTCGAGCATGGGATTCATCCAGTGGTGGATGAACTGCTCCGCGGGCTTGAGCGATGCACCCTCACCACGGCGGATGGTGGCCTGCACCTGTCGGCGGTAGCGTATGGCGCCATCACGCAGGGCAGATTTCTCGAGTACGAGTTGCCTCTCCATGTCAGTACCGGCGAGGAGTGGTTCAGTGGCCTTGCTCATTGGCCCTCCAACTCGTCGGCCATGCGGTCGAGTTCTTCCACCACCCAGTCATCGGCTTCGGGGAAGTCAGCGATGTGCTTCGCCGCCTTCCGCAGTATCGCTGCATTGTGTCGGCGGAGGTCGAGAATCACCTCGGTCGGTGGATTGTCCCACCGGAACGTCACCCGGTCATGGAAGTAGGTTGCTTCGGCAGGTGGGTCCACGCAAATATCACTCATTGGTGTGCTCCTGTACCTTTTTCAGTGCGGCGTCGATTGCGTCGGCGTCGTACCACCATGTGGGTTCACCAGTCTTTGACTGAGAGTGGGTTGACGCCGCCCCCTCCACGTCCCTGACGAACTGTTCGTGGGCGGTGATGTAGTCGAGCATCGCCACGGCTTCGTCTTGGTCAAATATGGGCGGTGTCGGATAGGATGTAGAGATAAAGTCGCGTAGGCAGCCCGCGAGGTCATCTATTGTTATGGTTCGACTCATCGTCTGTCCTTTCAAAACCCCGCCCGCTGGGCCGCTGCCCCACCGCTCCGTGGAGCCGTGTCTGTGTGAAGGGCAGGAAGCCACAGCGGGGAGGGGTCATGTCACAATCTCGCAGACGGCAATCACAATCACCATGATTATGAGAACACCGACGACGATGTAGTTGAGCAGGTTGTCCATCACGTCACCTCCCGCACACGTCCGCCGCAGCTAGTTGGGCGTATACAGTTCAGTGGTACGCCTGATTTGATTAGTGCGGGTTCAAGGTTGTACTTCATCCCGCACTTCTCGCACTCGTACCAAGGCGGCTCGCTGGCGTCGGGCGTGTGGCTGATGCCTATGTCTGATTTTCGCACCCACCCCGCCTCCACGAACATCGCGGTGATGCGGTCGGCTTCATCCATCCAGTGCTTTAACCCTTCCGGGCGAATCTTCTCCCACGGTGGCGGGTCACAGTCTCGGTCTAGCCACCACAAGCCGTGGGCATACTCAGCCAGCTTCGTCCGCAGTTCAGTGGCAATCTCATCCGGCGTGGGGGTGGTCATGTCATATCCTTTGGTGGTACGGTGGTGACTCGCCATGCGAACGCAGACAGATCCTCGGCTCGCACGGTGACCAGCCACTCACCTCGGTTGCGGCGGTGTGCGACATAAGGAATGAGATCGCCCGCATCACTCACCGCCTGGTCCATCGCACTGTGAATGTTCAGCTTCTCGACACGCTTGACTTCAGGGTGGGTGCCGGGGATGCCGTCGATCACATCGGACTGATCCAGACCCGACCGCTGCTGCCCCCTTCGTGCAGCAACGGCCAGACCGTGATCGTTCAGCCAGTGAGCCCACTCCCGCTCGCCGGCGGCGCCCTTCTGGCGTGAGTTAGGCATGCTTCACCTCGACCAGGGTGCGGACAGTCTTGGGCATAGGCTTGACGGCTCGCACATACGATGCTGTGCGGTAAACCTCATCGGCCAAGCCGTGGTCCCTGATCCACTTGTCACCGGTAGTGGTGTCCGCCACCTGCTGCTGGTCAACCCAGCATGACTCGATCTCGGGGTGTTCCATCTGCACAACGTACGTTTTCCTTGCCATGGGTGTGATCCTTTCGTATTACATGCGGCAGATGCGACACGCACCGGCCTCGTCTTCGTCTTCTTCAAACATGGGTAACTGTATCTTCGCTGTCCTCGGGTGTTGCTCGTCTTCAAACTTGATCCGCATCTCCTTCAGTGCGGCAGGCCACGTATCCCTGCTGTCCGATCGCAGCGTATGTCCGGTGCGGTCCTCGAGCGCCTCGGCCTCGGCGTACATCTCGGGCCGGTCACGCCACAGGTCATACCACTCACCGAGCCGCTGTGCGTAGCACCACATGCAGTCGGTACGCTTGGGAACCTGCACGCCGGCATCGTCCAGATACCTGCGCACATCGTGGATGCTCCAGCCCCACTCACGCATCGGATATCGATAGGTGGCGTAGTCACCGTACAGTCCCTGCCGCTCCTCCTCGTCACCACGCAGGCCGACGCACAGCGTGGATCCAGGGTGACGCTTGAGGTGTACGATGCACGGCTCGATCTTGATGCGGCGTGTACACCACCGCATGCGTGCGTTGGGCATGGCATTGAACTCATCGATGAGCTCACGCAGTGTCGGCGCATCCGGCACAACCAGCGGCCACTGCACGTAGTCACGTATGGACTCGATGTGTGACTGAAGTTCAGGTGGTTCGTTGCCCGCTGGCGTGAACCACAACACACCACGCTCACCGAGCTCGGCCATGCGCAGCACCATGGCGGTTGAGTCCTTGCCACCACTGAATGCAACGAGCAGGTCAGACATCCCAACCCTCCAAGTCATCTTCAGTCTCACCGTCGAAGCACATGCAGGGTATCTCTGGTGCATCGGGGATGAGCTTCAGTTGATCTTCATCTGCCTTGACTACATCCGACCACTTCCAGTGCCTGCCCAGACCGGCGATCACATTCAGGTTGCCGGCGTTAGCGGCCACCTCTTCCATGTGGATGGCACGATCGATCAGGTCGGGTGTGATCTCACGCTGGTGCATGCCGATCAGCATCGCCGTCGAGTTCGTGCCGCCGCCATACGCTATGACCAGAGGTGTGTCAGACATTGATCAGCCTTTCTACATCGTCGTGCGTGGCGCCTTCGTTCAGCCACTGACGAAGGTCTTTGACTGGTGGTGTTATGGTCTTTACGGATTTGCTCTGCGGTGCGATCTTTTCCGCAAGCGAGCGAGCTCCATCCTGCCCCGGCCCGTCACGGTCGGCGACGATGATCACGTCACGCTTGTGATGTTGCAGGAACCGTTCGATGAACTTCACTCCGCCACGACAGTCGGGCCTGCCGATGGCGAAGTAACCCAGGTCGAACGCCGCTGCGGTGTCGGTCGGGCCTTCACAGATAAGCAGGCGTGTCGACCTGTCCTTACCTGCGGATTGAATGAACAGCCCTGACCTGCTGCCCCGTACGCAGAACTTGTTGCCGTCCGCCGCACGCAACCTGATGCCGATCACCTTCAGTGCGTGGCTGCGCATCGGGAATGCCAGAGCGTGATGGCGTGGCGACCATCCGATGTCGATCACGTTGAGCGCCATCATGGACAGGCCGGTGTCACGCGCAAACTGTTGCATGTGTTCGGTCGTGATCCAGTTGACATGTCGATCGTGCAGTTCGGCGCAGTTGATCTTCGGTGGCTCGGGTATGCGCAGGTCATCCTTCCGATGCGCCACCACCCTGTCACCGTCCAGCCGGTGCAGGTGACCGGCCTCGCCGACCACCCGTTCGGATCCTTCTGAGATGCGTGAGCAGATCACTGCTTCACCGTCCCTTGCAATCAGGCACCAGTCAGGCTTGCCGCATATCGGACACCGCTGCATCCTCGTTACTCTGATCCACTTGTTCATTGCGAGTTCTCCATTGCGTCAGCCAGCAGCAGCGTGAAAGCAACTGCTGCCTGTAGAGTGCAAACCCCATTACCGGTGAATCGATGATGGTACGTGTGTCCATGTCACCACGGCACCCCCACGGTGGCCGACTCAAAGTCGGGCAGTGGTTGCCAGTTGTTTCGGGCGAGGCGATCGATCATCCCGCTCGCCTCTTCGAACGACACGTTGGTGTCGTACCCGTACCGAGCCAGCACCTTGGCCTGCTTGTACGTGCACAATCCCTTCTTGCGTCGGCCCAGCACTTCGCCGACCAGCTGGTGCGTCTCGGTGAATGTCATGCCGTCGGCATCCACACCCATGCGGCGCAGCAGTTCGAGCTGCTTGTCGCTGGGCTGCCTGCCCTTGTCCCATCCACGCTCACGCACGGGGCGCAGGTCGAGCACGTCGAACGGGTTGACATCGACGGAACGGTAGTTCGTCTTCGCCGCACGCACCCGTGCTTCGTTCGCCCTGCGCTTGCGCTCGTCTTCCTCTATTTCATGCGCCGCCTTCTCCAGTTCCTCAAGCATGTCCTCGTCACGCCCGCTGTCACGCAGGTTCTTCGTGGCCCTGATCAACACCTCGTCGTCGTATTGTCCGCCGAGTATGTCCGCGGTGTTGACCAACTTGTGCCGACCGCAGTTGCCCACGAAATCAATGACACGCAGGCTGGGCTTGCCGGACTTCTCGATGGCCGCTCGCCGGTAGTCCGCATCGGGGATGCCCCGTGTTTCAAACAGGTTGGCCGGTACGTCTACGATTCCCGGCAGAGCTCTTGTTCCTCGACCAACCATCTGAGCGTAGAGTGAGCGTGACTTAGTGGGCCGGGCGATAGCGACAACCTGAATGGACGGCTCGTCAAATCCTTCCGTATAGATACCACAGTTACAGAGAATCTGGCATCGTCCGTCGGAGAACTCTCGCAGAGTATGCGCACGCTCTTCTTTAGGTGTTTTTGCGTGCGTGCACCTGGCTGCGTCTGGAACATGGCGGTTGAAGATGTCCGTGAGTCGTTCAGCATGACTAACAGAGGCACAAAAGACGAGGGTTCGTCGTCCATCAGCGATCTCCATAATGGGGCCGGCGATTTCGTGAAGGTTGCGTTCGTACTCCATTATGGCGGCGAGGTCGGCGCCGTTCAGGTCGCCCGCCGTCGTGCGTACCGACGACAGATCAAGACCATCAACTTCGATGGCCTGCTGGCGTACGGGTACGAGCCAGCCATCCCTGATTGCATCTGGGATTTCGTAACAATAAGCGACACTACCAAAGATCTGCCCAAGAGCCGCCTCATCGTGCCTATCAGGTGTCGCTGTGACGCCAAGAGTTTTGAGTGCGGGATTCTGCTGGTAGTGGTCGATGACCTGCTTGTACGTTGAGCTCGTTGCATGATGCGCCTCGTCGATAACCAATAGCCCAAATTCGTTGGGTTTGAATCGTGACATGCGACCGTCGCCGCCGAGGCCGCTGACCTGGGTCTGGATGGTGGACACCACGCACTCGGCGTTGCCGTGCATGCCGCCCTCGGATGCCCACTGACTGGCCATCTCGATCTCGGGCTGCACGCCGGTGACCCGGTTGATCTTGTCCTGTGCCTGATAGATCAGTTCCTTGCGATGGGCCACGACCATCGCCCTCATGTGTTCATTGTGGATGGCATGAGCGAAGACGTGTGTCTTGCCCGTGCCCGTGGGAAGGACCAGCAGCGTGGCCGGGTGGTCCTTCCATTCAGTGTGGATAGCGTCGAGCGCTTCGGACTGGTACGGCCTCATCTCCATGGGTATGTCACCCCCATGTGGTGGCCGAGCCAGATGGCAACGGCGCAGAGTGCCATGCCTACGATCCATCCGATGATGAAGTCTCTCATGTCAGTGTCTCCGTTAGCGTTGGTCTTCGGGCAGTCGTTCGTACATATCCTTGGTGATGTATCCCACGTTCCTCCACTTGCGTGACTTCTCAGCGGCCTTGGGTGGGGTCAGTGCATACGGCGGCGCCGCCACGGCGGCACGCACCACGTTCTTAAGATCGATCACCGCCTGCTGACCGGTGAAGTGTGCGGCCCACGGCTGAACGTCGAGCTGCTTCACACGAGCGATGAGCTCTCGTGCCATGGTGGCCACCGACTTGAACTCGTTCTCATGCAGGAAGTTCTCGATCATCGCATCGTCTTCGATGATGCGACCGACGGCATCGACCGGCTTGTTGTCACTTGGCGTGCCGCCGCCGTCGGCCAGGTGCTCGTCTGCATCGACCACCACCTTGCCCTTGTCCGGATCCGTCATGACCATGGGGTCACCACCCTTGTCGGCAACGTCGGCCCAGTCCTCACGCAGGTCGTGCGGCACGTCAGGCGGTGCATCCTCTGCGACCTGCCGCTTCTCCCGCACTGCCTTCACGAACGGGGCGGACACGCAGCACTGCTGCGAGATCTGCCAGTCGTTGCGCTTGCCCCACTCTTGGTCGTCGAGCATGCGCATCACTGCGGCACGCTTGTCGGCGATGGTGCGGGGCAGGCCATGGTCGGCGTTGGCTCCGACGGCGTGGAGGATGGCGGACCTGCGGTCACCGGCACGCACATCGCAGTCGAGCTCGGGCAGGTCGATCATGATCGCCGCCTTCGCCCGATGAAATCCATCGGCCACGTACATGTTGTCGTTCTCATCCCTGAAGACGACGAGGGGCGGGAACTGTGCCCCGCCCTCCATCGCCTCGGCGTACTCACGCACGGTGTCCATGTTGAGCATGGCCCGTGCCTGCGTCCCCGACTCGGTGTCGAGTAGTTCAATCGGTATCTTCATGTGAACCGTCCCTTCAGGTCGATGCGGTCTTGTGCTTCGCCGGCAATGCGCTCGACCAGGTCAAGCAACTGCTTGCCGTCGAGTTCGTCGGTGTACCCGTTGTTCGACAACACCGCCTTCAGCACGTTGATGTAGAGGAACTCACCCTTGGTGATCCCTGCGAGTGGTTCGTGTGGATCGAACATGTCACACTCCATCGACCGGCAGGTTCTTGACCACCTTGCGAGGCGAGCCGGTCCTGATGTCCTCGACGGTGGTGATGTCGTAATGGGTTTCAAACACGGCGTCGTCATCGAACGTCGTCTTCACAGCACCGTGCTTGAATGCGGTGGCCGACAGGCAGTTGATGATGGCGTCGAGGTCACCGCCGGTCTGATCCAGCAGAGCCTGAAGCAGGCGTGTCTTGTCACGCACGGTGTGCTTCTTGTCAGTGCCGATGTAGTACCGCTTGTCACCAACCACGAAGTCATTGATGCCCTGCTCGTTCATCGCCTCGATCCACCGGTCGATCACGGCACGCTTCCACTCGCTGGCCATCTTCGCCAGTTGCTTGGTCCACGACTCCAGTTCCCAGAACCGCACGAGTTCAGCTGACGCAGGGACGTTGGACAGGTGCGTCATGAACGCACTGTTCATCTCGTTCAAGGACAGGTGAAACGCCGGGACCAATGGGTATCCGATATCTTGTGCTTCATCCATAACTGATAGCTCCGTAATGTGAGCGCCACCAGGTCCAGCATGCAAGGTGAATGCGTTCCCAGTGACAGGGCAGTATCCAAACGTGGAATCCCATGGCGTGGCCGACACGACCATACGACACATACAGTTTCTGTTTGCGCAGACGTTCGATCATCTTCTTGAGTCCCTCTGCACTGAGGCTCCACTCCTCCCTGATCAGGGACACGGGGTGGGCCATCGACTCACCCTTGGGGATGGAGCAGAGTACCTCCATGTCGAGGATGTCGTTGGGTATAACCATCACCATGCTCCCTCGTCGGGCGTGACATGGGTAACCACGGCGTGACCGCTGCTGTTGTCCACCCGAAGGATGGCCTTGCTGTTGGTTGCAGCCAGCGACTTGAGCTGCTCGCCGAGGTCGGCATCGAACGTACCGTACGTCACACCCTTGTCATCGGTCACGACGTGAGCGTCACCGTTGGGTGTGCCCTTCGTCACGTACGAGGCGATGGTGATCTCCACCGTGGCGGCGGGTGCGGGCTCGACGGGCGGCTCGGGTGCAGGTGCATCCGCCGGTTCGATCTCCTCAAGGTTGTTGGTGCGGTACTTCGCATCTACGCTGTACTTGATGCAAACGGGTGACTGCGTCTTGAAGGCATGGTCGGCGAGCGTGGCGTGGCTCTCACTGAACGTGTCGTATTGGCCCTTGTCGGTGGTGATGGTGTGCAACACCCATGTCTTGCCGCTGCCCTCGGGAGCCTTGCGCTTGATGTCAACGGACTGGACGGTGTGAACGTCGTCCTGCCCTGCCGACGGAGCGTTGGGTGCTGGCGGCGGCGGACCCTGCGGCTGGGTTGTGGTGGTGGGTGGCGGGTTGGTGGTGTCGGTGTCCTGTTCGCCGCTCTCAGGCACGATGAATGTCTGAATCAGGAACCGCTTGTGTGCGTCAGTGAGTGCACCGGCGGTAGCCTTGTCGACGTTGCTCGATCCTTCACCGATGGCAGTGCCTTCGATGCTGGATCCGTCAGCGTGCAACAGGATGTAGCCGACGGTGACGATGCTGTGATACCACAGTCCACCGTTGGTTTCACGGGTGAACCGTTCGATGCTCTTGACGTTGGGGATGCACACCACCTGTTGCTCGACGAACATCGTGTGCATCGCACGATAGATCGACTCCATCCCCCGGTAGTTCCACCCCTGCGGGTGTCGGTCGAGGGCGGGGATGTTGTCCACCCCCTTCATGATGTTGGACAACGCTTCGTGAATTCCGGCCATGGTCATGCTCCTTGGGTGTTAGCTGTTGGATGTGGCTTTGTCGAGGGTGGCCTGAGTCACACGCTTGGGGATGAGCTTCTCCTTCCTGAGATGGGCGAGCATCTCGAGATGGGAACAGATGATCGTCGTGGCGGTGCGAGCAAGGTTCTGCTTGCCCTTGAATCCGCGGCGAGCATGCTCCTCGGCGAGGAGTTGGGCGCAGTACTTGTCATTGATGGTCACGAATGGTGGTCCTTTGGGCATTGGGTACTCCTGTTGGTAAGAGGCAGTGGGTACGGACAGTGTACGGCGTTGGGTTCTCGAGGGCCATGGGTTTATTGAAGTTTGCGAAGAAATTTTTCCCGGTGAAATCCAGGCGGCGCAGCACAACCCGCCGGCGATGGGGCCAGGCCTCACCACAGGCAGATCGTGATCCAGAATGTCAGCCAGATGATGCGGATCACGCCTTCCGCTGCACCTCGTTCTGGCGAAACGCAATGGCATTGCGCAGGTGGCAACAGGCGTTGATCGCCTGTCGGGTTTCATCGTCGGTCCATGACCTGCCATCCTTGACGTTGACAATCATCAGCAAATCATGTGCGTCCTGTGCAGCGCCCACGACAGCACTCCCCCCCACCTCGTGATACCTCTCCAGCAGTTGTTCCAGTGTTGCAACGTGGTCCATGTCATGCTCCAGTGTAGAGGGTGTCGAAACAAAGCCACCCCGTCCCCGTCAAGGGGCAGGGTGGTGGGTGCTTTACTCGGTCCAGTGGGGCTGGCCGTTGAACCACAGGATTCGACCGGCGTGTCCGGTCAGGGGATCGGAGTCCTGTTCGTCGGCCTCGTCGATGGCCTGACGCAGGGTGGAGGCCTCGCTCTCGGTCAGGTCGGCCAGCAACCTGTCGGGCAGCGGTTCGTTGAGGATGCGTCGGATCACTTCGTCTTCAGAGTGTGCGTCGGTCATGTCATGCTCCAGTAAGAGGGTGGGTGGTGGTTCAGGAGTGCCACTGCTTTTCGGTCATCAGCCAATGGGCCAGTTCGGCATGTTCATGGTCGGACAACTGAGTGGTTTCACTGGCTGAACCGTAGTACACACTCACCGTACCGTCATCATCAATCTCGACACCAATGCACGGGCGGGACGGAGTCAGCACGTTGGCAACAAAGTGGGTGGTGTGATGCCGCATGGTTGCGCTATCCTTATCCCACTTGTGAATCTTCTGCTTGGCAAGCTTGATCAGCGTCGGGGCCAGATCGTAGCGTGTGTCCGGTTGCGGGATGCGGTCACCACACTGGGCGCAGGTGGGTCCACTGCTGGACGGGATGGTCGGGCCTGTCTTGCCGGTGCAGGTGCATGTCTCGATCAGCCCGGGGTGTTCGACCACCATGTCACGGATGGCCTCAAGCATGCGGTTGATCTGTTCGTACTGCACCACGCTGCCGATGCCAACCTCATCGTTGACTGAGTTCTGATCCATGTACTCCAGAATCTGGTGGATGGATTCCAGCCGGTTCTGAATGCCACGGTAGGCCACGCCGTGGCGTTGCTTCAGGTCCACGGCACTGGCGTGGTCGGCGTGAAGCCTTGAGTTGATGTCGCACAACGTGTTCGATGCGTTGCCAAGGGTTGTGGCGAGGTCATCCAATGCACGTTTGTCTTGCGGGTTCATTGCGAATCTCCATTGGGTTGGGTGTGTCAGTTCTGTGCGAGTCGCATCTTGATGGTGTCGGTCGGGAACTTGTACGTCTTGCCGTCACTGCTGCGTTCAGCGAGGATGGGCAGTTTGCGAGCGCGCAGGTTTGCGCCGGTGATGGTGAACGTGTCACCGTTGGACCTGAACGTGCGCCCCAGATCGGACGGGTCCAGACCCAGCAACTTGGCGGCATCCTTGAAGTCCTGCGCCTCTCGGCTCACGACCGTGCCGTCCGCCCCGATGGCGGACAACAGCAACTTGAATGATCCGCTGCCGCCTTCACGATCAAACGATGCGTTGCCGCACTCGATGTGGATGTCGTGCTTGTTGCACACCTCGGCCAGTGCTTGGTTGATGTCGCCTCGCAACATCTTCAACAATTCTCTTGTGATCAATGCCATGTCATGCTCCTGAAAGGGGTTACGCCAGTTCGGTCATGCTGTCAACTGCTTTGGCGATCACAGCGAGTGTTTTATCGTCATCGTCTTCGCCAACTCCGAGCCAATCCCCCATCGCCGCCTCCCACGGGTGATTGAATCGGCTCACGTCGGCGACCTGCCTGCCGTACGGATCGTTGAGCCATGGGTCATCATCCAGCCGCACCCAGATCGGGCTGGTCAAATCCGACCAGTCGGCGCGGACGCAGTACCGTTGGCCCCAGAACATGGCTTGGTAGGTCGTTTCGTTCGCTTGCATGGTGGAGTCTCCAAAAGGGGTGTCGATTCAAAACCACGCCCACCCCGTCAAGGGTGGGCCGTGGTGGAGATTCACTTATCCTTGAGGCCACCGAACGTGTGGGTTTCAACCACATGCCACTCAGCACCGCATGCATTGCAGTGCCGCTCGTTGAATTCGTCGGGCGAGGGTGTGCGCTCGGTGTCGGTGTCGCCGCACTTCGGGCAGGCGCGGATGTCATCGATGACAGCACCGATCTGCGGGGGAACCTTGGCATGTGCGTCGGCATACCACTGGTCCACCAGTTGCATCGCATCCTTGCGTGTCATGCGCCTGCCGTGGCCGAACTCATGGTCGCTGTCACTGTCGGTGAACGTGCCGTTGCGGTCGATGCCAGCGAGGATGACAACGATCTGTTCGCGGGTGTACCTGCCGGAATGAACATGAACATCATCCAGCAGGTCGGGCAGGGTGTTGGCATGCTTGGTCGGTTCAGCCCACCCGCAGTGGCGGCACGGTTTGGGTCCGACCGTCCTACAGTTGGGGCAGAACGTGTCGCCGTGGTTGACAGTGGGTGCGCCCATGTCCTCCAGTGTGGGATGCGTCAGGCCGATGGCGGCATTGCATTCACCCGATCCCACTGCGTCATCGTTGGCACGTTCATCGTACGCACACACCACATCCTCACCGATCAGCACGGTGATGCCATCGGTACGGTCGATGCGGTGCAACCAGATGCCACCACCTGAATGCCATGCGTACCCGCCGAGGATCTCCGCCAGTTGTGTTGCTTGCTCTTCGGTCATGTCAGTGTCTCCGTTGGGTTGGGGGTTAACCGTGCCGGTGACCGTCAGCGTCGTACCATTCGCCCAACATGGGCATGCGATCAGTGACTGTCCACGCCGCCTCAAACGTGGACCTGCGCCATGTGGCAACAACGTAGTGCGGGTCACCCGACTCGCGCCTCGCCGTGCGTGCATTCTGTAGTGCCTCTTCTTTGGTTGCGAATGTCATGTCATGCTCCATTCAAAGGGGTGCGTTGTCATCGGAGGGGCGGCGAGCCACGACGGTGTGGTCATCGTCCAACTGTGAGTAGAACAGCGCTTCGGGATCAACCCAGCCACACCATCGGCATGAGACATGGGCCGGATCGTACATGCCCCCGCATTGGCAGCACTGCACAAGTTCCGGCTCATCGAAGCAGTTATTCAGGTGATCTTCGTCAATCGTGTCAGCAGTCAGCATGTCAGTCTCCATTGGGTTAGGTGTCACCACCGTACCATATATCTATCGACCAACGCAATGGGTTCCGCCACTTTTGTGAAGTATTTTTCATCCCCTTGCAGGGCAATGGGATGCGCGCGGGCGTTGGGTTTACGCGAGGCATTGGGTACTGATCGGGCATTGGGTACACGCACGCGCGGCCAGCCTCATTGGTGATGCCGTGGGTATTGGGTAAACACGGACCCTCGAGCACCTGATTGCCGGCAACCAGGTCAGCTGGTACTTGTTTTACCTCTTACCCCCTGGTATCAGGTGCTCGAGGTACTCGATTTACCTGTTGCCGGCAATCAGGTAATGCCGGGACCACCTTTACCTATTGTTGCCGGCAATCATCAGCAGCAGCTCGAGATCCATTCAGGTAAATGTGGACCCGATTACACCTGATACCAGGTGGCGCATAGAAAGGGCCGATCCCATGATCGGCCCAGTTGGGATCAGAATGTCACCACATGCTACGCGGAGCGGGTCGCTGTAATAACCCCCGACATCCACGACATATCGGACGCGCCGTAAACGTCCATCACACCGCCGCGCGTGCGCTGGATGAATCCATGGCGCACACCGTCGCGAACTACGGCCCGACCGCCCTTGCCACGCAAGCCTACGATCACGCCCGACCCATCGAACGCAGGTAAACGCAAGTCGTGAGTGTCCCCGTCAATCACCCGATGTCCACGCCAGCGCTTGGGCAGCGGGCGAACGTCCGCGCGGGATGGATTGTAAATGGTATCGAACACGACGGCGCAATTTGTCCCACGCCTTAACATTGCCGACATGTCCGATGGGTCGGTAGTCTCATTGACCGAATATGTCAGGTGATAATTGTCGGGCGTGATCCGATTGGGCACTTTTGTGTAATCATAATAGGTAGCATCCACATCCAACAGACTCGGTGCGATTCGTTCCCATTGCAAATCACTGGCGACATTGAGACGTATCGCACATTCCAGATTGCGCCGCTTGGCCGATCGCACTGCACGCCCGATGTCATCGGCCAATTGGGCAATGAACTGCGCCCGATCTTCAAACAGTAGCCTTGTCTTGCGATCGCGCGCCGCTTGCACACTCGGCATGCACGAACGGCCCGCGACACTTAGTACACATAAGCGGGCGCAATGCCCAGCATGCGAGCATACATTGTAGCCCGACAAATTAGACGGGCGGAGCGACAACCCAAAACACAAGAATCCCCGCCCGTCCGACTTCCGCAACTTAGTGTTGCTTGTCCCCGACGATAGTAGAATCATGTCAGAATCTCCGGCGCGTAATTGCGCAAAAAAAATCGCATCCCCGTCAAGGGATGCGATTTGAATAGGTCAGTCGGTCGGTCCGATCCCATACTTGGCGATGCCAGCAAGTAACCAGTCGCGATTGTACTGATCAGACATGCCAATCTCAGACGTTACCGCATCGACGAAGTCAAGCATATCGTGCGACTCGCCGCATACTGCCATAATCCGATCCCGCGCCTCCTTATCCATGTCCCGATACAGATGCCATGCCGCAGTGATCCGCGCTACTTTAGTGGTGTGCGTTGCCATTGTCCTATGCTCCAATCGCTAGGCGATATTGCCTACCACCATCATCGGCTATCTGCCCCGCCAAGTCAATAGATATATGGATGACGCAAAAGGCAAACCGTCGATGATATTGAGACTCAATCTCAAAGGACATCGGTGGGCATGCGCCCAGCAATTCTATCGATCGGTCCCGGCATCCAGGTAGCATCCGGCAATCCAGGTACTCCTTTTACCGATTGACCTCGAGCAACAGGTAAATGAAGTGCCGGCCACACCGATTAAAAATGGAAAGCAGCTCAAAAGGATCTCAGAAGACCTCTTTGTTGTTCGGCATTTGGTGGGGGGTAGGGGGGGTCTGGTGAGCCTTAACGCAGTTAACCAGCATCGCGCGAGTGATCTTTTCAGATTTTCAGCCGGCGATCAGCAGGGATGCGGCATGGGTAGGATGTCCGAAGTCTGGTTTCTCATCGGGGTAGGTTTTGACATGTCTGGCGTCCAGGAGGAGGTCGATGACCTTCGACAGCTTGTCTTCGGTCATCTTATCGAGACGTTGTTCCAGATCGATTGCGAGGTTGAGGTCTTGCATGGGTGGATCCTTTCAGAGATCGCATCTTTGTTCTTTCCGGATCTGGTTGACATCCAGATCCTGCATGAGTTGTCTTGATCGGATGGTATCCTGTTTATCTTCGGGAGTCTCCTGTTCCAGGAGTTCCCTCCAGGATCCTTTGGTTTTTCGCTTGCGCTTCTGTTTCATGCTGCTGCTCCTTGGGTGGTGAGGGAAGCAGAGACACACCGCCCCTCCTGTGAGGAGCGGTGAGGTTGGATTTCCTTGGTATGGAGCCGGGTCGTCGCAACCGGCTGAATCGTTTTGTTCGTGCATTCAGCGACCCACACGCCAGTGGAGGGTTTATCGAGCGGAGGGGCAGAGTTCTCGGTTCCACTGGATGGCGGTGCCCGGTGTTGTGCCGTGGTGTCCGTCAACAGACCTCACGGTCAGACACTGCCATTGCATATCCTCTTGACAATTCGACATGCTGAATCGGGGGGTATGTAGCATCCCCAGCGTGCACTCCCATGGGGTTGGCCGGCTGTGCTGCCGTTACGGGCCGCTGCCTTCGATTGTGAATTCCCGCTCGGGCTGTCAGGCCGGATCGGGAGCGTCCTGCTCGCCCACCCACGGGGGCGGGTCCATTTTCTTGATTGCTGCGTACGCGAGCTCGTCGGCGATGACCTCAGTGCTGGACATCAGATCCTGTGCGTCACCCGGTCGAAATCGTCTGAGGGCTTTGGTGTGCATGGCCCTTGCGCCTTCGATCCACCCTTGGCGGTGTCCTCGCTGGTAGTCCAGATATTCGGCCTGCTCTGGCATTATCGTTCCGCCACGCTCCACGGTGAGTTATCTGTGTTGAAGGCCGGGCTGGTGAACATGATCAGGCCCATGTAGATGTGTTTGTCGGGTCCGCTGTTGCTGCTGACGTCTGCATAGACATCGCCGACGAGCAGGCTGTCATGTGCGGTGTTGGCGATGTAGAGGTCGATGCCGCCACCGCCAGCTGGTGCGAAGGTGGCGATCTGGTAGTCTGCCCCGCCGGTGCCGGTGGCCCCGGCCCACTTGGCGTCAGGGGTGATGGCCACGCCGGCGGCGACCCGGGTGTGGAAGGTGGCCCAGTCAGCTGACGCGAACTGTTCTGCGTGGGTGACATCGAACATGTAGTTTCGACCTGCGACGTTGATACCGAGCCAGCCGTAGGAGAAGTCACCTTCGAAGTGGTAGATCTGGTTGACGACGCGCCCGCCGATCGCCGCGAGGTTGCGGAGGGTGAGCTCGTCTTCGCCGAGGTATCCGCCGTCGGCGGTGAGGTCGGAATCGTCGAGCGATTGGTCTGCGGACTGGGCCGCGAGGATGGCCAGCCTGGTAGCCCGGTCGACGCCGGGTACGGGAGCTCTGGTGTATATGGATCGTGCGTTACTCATGGCTGAAAACCCCTGACCGCTGTTGGGCGGGCAGAGGTTGGAGACTCGCTGACATGCGAGTGGAAAACCCCACCACCGGTGTCCCGAGGATGGGGTGATTCATGGGGAAGGCAAGTGAACCCCCAGCCGGGCATCCCTGCCGTGGCTGAGGATGAATCAGGAAAACTCCCACAGCGGTGTGATCCGCGCGTGGGAGCGGAGGAGGAGAGGAGAAAGAAAGGAGAAAAGCGACCCGCGGGTTCCCCCGCAGGTGCGCAAAAAAACAACCCCGTACTGCTGGTGACAGAACACGGGGTTGCGTTATCCGTGGCGAGTTTTGTTCGTTCTGTCACCATGACCTAAGAATATCCCAGTCTTGTAGGATGTCAAGCCCTAATTTCAAAAAAGTCTCTCGCGGTGCGCACAAGAAAAAAACCTAAACGTTTAGATTTCGGCCTTCCTGATAGCGCCAAGGCCGCTTTTGATAAATCTATCCCCGAACAGATACACAACAAAGCACCTCAAAAAAACTTTCAAATTCTTTGCACCCAGCCCGATTTGGACGGGTTTTTGCCCCCTGACCACCTCTGAAACTCCTCGATCTGCTCGTCGATGTACCTCTGGCGGTTGTTCTCAGCGGCGACTTCGGGATCCTGATGCAGGACGTACTGCCACCTGCTGACGCACATGGCCAGCGCCTCGAGCTCGTCGTCGTGTTCCAGCGACTGCCGCTGACGGGTGATCCTGGTGAGCTGCCTCTGGAGGGCTTCGTTCTTGGCCACGCTCAGGTCGATGACCAGCCGGTGCTGGTTCATGACCGGCTCGAGGTTGTCGATGATCCGCACTTCCTTCTGCCCTGACACCCGGATGGTTTCGACTGACGCTCCCCACCCGTGGGGGTGGTCGTCGCAGGGGCCGGTGAACTTCTTGGTCAGCACCGGCTCGAAAAGCGGCTGGAACATGCCTTGGCCGAAATTGTCCTCCACGAAGACCTCACGTACGCCGTGACGCATGGCGAGGTCTGCGAGGGTGTCGAGGGTCGCCGGATCGTAGCCGCCCGTCAGGCCGCCCACAGCGAGCGTGTAGAGCCATCCGTTCAGGTGGGCCACGATCGCGTACCCGGTCTTGTCCTTGCCCTTGCCGGCGGGATCGATCCACATCTTGACCGCGGAGTAGTCCTCCCACTGCTCGTCGAACATGATCGGGGAGTAGAGCCCGTCACCCTGAAATCCGTAGTGGGAGAGGTCGGTCAGGCGGGTGGTCTGGTTGGAGTTGTTGGTCCTGCCCCACGCGATGGACAGGGGAGCCTTGGTCGGGTTGCAGGGGAAGACGATCAGGTCGGACAGTTGCAGCGGATACCGGGCGGTATCGCCCAGGTTGCAGATGAGCTGCTGCTGCATCGCGAAGTAGGTTCTGCCCCGCGCCAGCCGCTCATTGACGTATTCCTGATCGATCCGGTAGTCCGCGACGATATCCCCGGATCGGGCGCCCTCCTCCAGCTTCCTGACGATGGACGGGGCGAGGTTGAGTTGTTCGTCCTTGGGTGACGGGTAGACCAGCGGCCACGTCCTGAAGGCGACGTCCTTCTCGGACTCCTTGAGGTACAGGGATTCCTCGTGGTGGAACGTGCCGAAGTAGATCACCTCCCGGCCACCGAAGGTGGACATGGACGTGAACTCGTCGACGCGCGCCGCCAGATCCTCCCGGGCCTCGACGGTCTGGGTGTTCTCCCGAGTCTCGACGTCGTCGGCGATGACGATGTGCGCGCGACCGCCTTCAAGCTGGCTCTCGATCCCCAGTGCCGCCACCGACGGATCCTTGGTCGGGGTGATGCACCCGACGTCGAACTGGTCGACGTTGTCGGTCCATTGCAGGTCGGCGGTCGGCGTCCGGGGCCGCAGGTGACTCATGAACGGGGTGGTGTTGATCCACGTCCGGATCTGGGAAATGAATTCCCTGGCCTTGCCCCTCGACTTGGAGATGACGCGGATCCTCGTCTCGGGGTTCTCGAACAGCCGGTACGCCGTGTAGGCGCAGGTGCCGAAGGTCGTCTTGCCGAACCCCCGCGGGGCCAGCGCGCCACGCTGCTTGGGCCCGTTGATGATCCAGTCGATGATGTCCCTCTCGACCCAGCCGAGATCCGCATACTCGTCGAGCTTCTGAATCTTCCAGATCTGGTCGATGAAGAACATCGGATCGCTCTTCAGTCGTGTGAGGTATTTCGCGACGTGATCACTCATCGCGGCCCACCTGGCTCAGGTCGATGTCGGGCAGTTGGCCACCGGACTTCATCGCCGCCTCGATCGATTGCAGGTATCCGTCGTCGGGTCCGACCTGCTTGGCGGTCATCGCCATCCACCGGATAGCGGCGGACAGGATCGCCGGCTCGACGATTTCGGCTTCCAGCGCCTCGAGCAGCTTCTCGCCCAGTTTGTTCTCGATGTCTTCGCGAAGGCTCATGGGTGCGTCCTATTTGCTGCTTGTTTGCGTCTTAATTGCGTCTTACGGTCTGACTTCGCGATTGCGTTGGAACTCTTCTCTCATGAACGCTTCGGGTGTGATGCGCAGGTCGCTGCCGGCCAGGCCGAGCAGTCGCTGCGCCGCTCGGATGTGCAGCAGGTTCTGTGCCCACCCGAGCTTCCAGGCGTTGAAGATGGTGTGTTTGTCCTGCTGACCGGACAGCAGGTCGATGCCGACCATGGCCAGCCTGCCCAGATCCGCAGGTAGCGGGCCTGCCAAGCCGAGGATGTTGTTCCCCGTGACGTGCCGTGCCGCCGAGGTGCCGGACTGGTTCTCGAGCAGGTTGCTGGGTGCCGCGGGCAGACCGAGCATCGCCATGGCCGATGCCCATCGCGCCATCGGGCCCAGCAGGCCGGATCTTTCGGCTGCGGCGTACATCATGGCCATTGGGTTGCTGGCCCACAGGCGGGCGGTTTCACTGAGCGTGCGCCGACCCGACAGGTCATTCTGTGCTGCATCGGTCATCGCACCGAGTGTGACGTACGTCGCCATGTATGGCGCCTGCATCCAGAACGGCATCTGTGCCATCGGGCTGATCCGCTGGTTGGCGAATGCCATGCTGAACGACTGGAACTGGTTGAACACCCGCCCCCACCCGGTGAGGTTCCACAGCGGCTTGTCGAACACGCCCGGGGTCACGACCAGGTGGCGGTGGACATGACCGGCGATTTGGGAGGTGACGGTATTGACCATCGACTGATCCGAGTCCAGCCGCAGATCCCAACCCTCGAAGTCGGGGTGGAACACCGCCTTGGACTTGAGGTAAGCCTCTTCGCTCATGACGTCGATGATCTTCTCGCCCTTGGCGGTCTTGCCGTGAGCGTACATCATCTTGTGGAATCGCCGGGCACGGGTGGCATTCAGGCCCATGCGGTTGACTTCACCGGCATCGAAGAAGTCCTTGAATCCCGCTTTCCGCAGTGCCGCGCGCCGGGACATGCCGGATGTCATGAACTCGTCGGCCTTGATCAGGCGTTTGCTGAGAGTGACTACCTTGTCGAGGACCAGGGCACTGGCGACTCGTTTCTGCTTGTCGTTGATCCATGTCATGCCGGTGAGGTTGGCAAACTTCTCCGAGGCCCACTGGGTGCCCAGTTCGGTGGCGCGCAGGCCTCGCATGAACCTGCCGGTGTCGTACATCCCGATGCCTTCTTCGTGTGCGAGTTCGGATCCGATCTGGAACTTGCCGAACCCGTCGTCCAGTCCACCCACAAACGCGATGTCCCTGTTGCTGATGTCATCCATGTTCAGGATCGCGCTGCGAACCACACTGAAGGTGTGCAGTGGTCGTACGGCCATGGCGATGGTGAGCGGGGCCAGGTCGTTCCACATGTTCAACGCCACCCCGCCGAGCTTGTTCATGAACGTGGTGTTCAGTCCGATGTTCAGCATCGACTTGCCGAATCGATTGTATGAGCCTTGGGTCGGCATTGCCGCTCGCCCCTCGAGTTGTCGCAGCGGTTTGGCAAACCAGTTGTCGATGATCGTTTCGAGGTTCTTCATGTCCTGCATGGCCTGGCGGTTGCCGGCCTTGGATGCGAACGCATGCGCTACTGTGGCGCCCTCTTTCAGGTACGTGATCATCGCCTCGCCGTCAGTGACCGGCGTGCCGTCCCTGAGTTTCACGCCTTCCCAGATGTGCGGGTTCTCGTCGATGGCGGTCTTCACGGCTAGTCGCCCGCCCACGGCGTGGTGGTATCGCTCGTTGATTCGGTTCAGGTCGCGGATCAGGAAGTCGGCGATCGGGCTGTCGGGGATGTCCAGTACGCGCTGCAACAGCGGATCCGCCTGTGCCAGTGCGGTGATGACACCGTGGTCTTCCTCGAGGTCGGTCAGCGTTCGTCGTGCGTGGTCCGCGATGTTCAGATGGTTGCGGTCCAGCCACTCGCCGTAGATCCGTCGGAACTCCTCGGGCAGGTCGCCT